TACAAAAGAGCAATTCTTAAAGCAATTTAATTCTACTTTAGGAGATACAATTAAAAAGACAGATGATTTAGCTACTGCGGAAAAATTCCTTAGAGATGGGGCTGATGATTACATTCAGATGATGTACTATAAAGCTATATCTACTGAAGCACTTAATCAAGCTGCAAAAAGGCAAGTTGAATCTTTACAAAAACAAACTGCACCATTAGAACCTACAATTTTACAAAGAACAATAAGTTTTTTAGCTCCTGCTGGAAGTGCTAATGCAGAAGAGAGAGCAGCAAAAGCAAGAAAAGAGGAAATAGATAATTTAGATAATGACGCTTATATTTTAAAAGATATAGCAGCAACTTATAAGACATTAGGGGATAATATGCAGTTTAATCTAAGGAGAATATTTGGCGCTCCTTCAGGTAATCAACCAACTACTGAAGAATCTGACTTTAAAATAATGGCTAAGCAAGAATTAGCCGATACAGAAAGATATCTTGATAAATTAAAAATACAACTTAAAGAAGCACAATACGTTCTTAAAAATGAAAGAATAAAATTATTTACTACACCATCTGAAAAAAGAGAAGACCAAGAAAAAAGAGGTGGTTACTTTGCTAAACAAGCTAAAGAATTAACAGATAAATCTAATGAAACTGGATTAGGTGCTTTTTTAATGAAGGATGCTAAGTCTAGAATTATATCTTATGATGCAGAGGAGAAAAAAATAAAAGAATTATCACAGGCTTACGAGAATTTTGCTAATATGTTAGCTAGTAATTTAACATCTGGAATTATGGATGTATTTGCTGCTTTTGAAGAAGGAACAAATCCTTTAGAAGCAATTGCAGATATGTTCTTAAATATAGCTAAATCAATAGCAGCAGCCATACTACAAGCAGTAATATTTCAAGCAATACTTACTGCATTTCCAGAACTTAAAGCACTTTTTGCTGCTAGTGGTGCATTGCAAGGTGCATTTGGTGGTAAAAGGTTAGCTGAAGGTGGTATAACAAATGGCGCTTCTATTGCTATGATTGGAGAAGCTGGACCAGAGGCAGTTTTACCATTAAGTAAATTAAATACTTTTATGCAGACTTCTTTTAATGCAGGAGCAATGAGTGGAAGCGGTTATAATACAGGTGGAACTAATGTGGCAGTTTTAAGAGGTCAAGACCTTTTAGTAGCTATAAATAGAACACAAAAATCTTCATTCCTTAAAGGTCAAAATATAAGTTTAATCTAATGCCATACGGACAAAGATACACAATAACACAAGTGTTAAGAGATGGAAGTAGCTTAATAGCTAGAATTTACGAAAAGGATTATACTCTTTCAGTAAAAAGTTATGATGCTATTAATATTAGTTTAGAGTCTAATGCTAGTAATGATGAACCTTTAGCTGGTATTATTTCATCACAATTAAATATATCTTTTTTAACAACAGAAGAAGATGGGGAAGATTTTCCTACTATATTGAGTTTTGACATTCGTAAATATTTTGTTAAGTTATATAATGGAGATACTCTTTTATGGTGTGGATTTTTATTTAACGATTATGTTCAAATTCCTTTTACAACAGGTAATGTTCAAGTTGATTTAGTTGCAATAGATGGGTTATCATTTTTAGAATATACGGATTTTATTTATGAAGAAGGTTTAAGTATAAATGAAACTAATAGACTTATTGATGTAATTGCAGAGACATTAAACATTATTAATTATCCAGACCCTATTGAATTACTTACTTCTTGTTCTTATTATGCAGAAGGTATGTTTGATAGAGGAGATGCTTCTGGAGATGAACCATTTTCACAAACTTACCAATATAGAAGGGATTTTGTAGGATTAAATTATTACGAGGTTTTAGATAATATTGTAAAATCTTTTGGGTGCAGATTATTTCAAAGCGATGGTAAATGGCAAATATTAGCTATTAATCAAATGGCTTTATCTACAAGATATTTTACTAATTATGTTATTTATCCAACTGTAAGTAATGCAGGTAGTGGTACAATTGATAAAAATATAACTATTGAGCCATACCAAGAAAATAATGTTCATTTTGTAAATAATGCTCAAAATAAAATAGTTAGAAAAGGTTATCCTAAAATAATTGTAAAAGGAGATTTTAGATATGCAGATAACTATGTTCACAATGGCAATTTTAAAGGATATTATAATAGAGATACTTCTCCATCATTTTATCCTTTCCCTTATGGATGGGATTTATTTACAAGTGGCACTCCTAGTCAAATTTATGTAAATTTAACAATAGATGATGAACTATCTTCTAATACATTAAGCATTCAAAAACCTATTGGGGTAGGCACTTCTTCTTATGTAGAAATGCAACAAGTTGTTCCTCCTTTAAATCCTTATATGTATTTACCATATATGAATGGACCAAGTTTTGACATAAAATTTGCATATAGAATTGGTGTTTCTGGTAATAAAGCAAAACTTATTATAACAATTACAAATCCAGCCACATCTATTACTTATTATTATAATAGTTCAAATGCTTGGCAAACTGCATATACTTTTGTAGATATTAATAAAGTAGATGAAGGAAATTATACTGATTATTCATTAAAGGTTTTAATAAACACACAAAATACTCCAAGTGGCGCATCAGTTAAAGGACACGTTAAATTAAGATTTTTAGTAGATGGTGGAACTCCATTCCCACAATATGAATCAATAAGTATTAGAAGTGTTTCTATAACTCAAAATTATACAACAATTCGTTCAGTAGATGTAACTAGACAAATTGGCAATGAAAATACTACAATTAAAGAAATTGACCAACCTTATGGAAGTTTCTTAAATAGCTTTGCAGTTAATAATAATGTAGGGAATTTAGTAAATGCTAATGGCATATCTTATCAAAATTGGTATCGTTATCCAGATACAACTAATGTTTTTGAGTTATTACCAATGCTTATAGCTAGACAATATTCTAACCTATTAAATAAGAACTTTGGTACTTTAGAAGCAGATTTAGGAAAGTTTAAAACTGCTAAAGGATTAAACTATTTAGACAAAGTTTATTCGGTACAAGATTTGTCAACTAATGCACTTTCTTATGATGATAAAACATTTATGTTAAATAGAGGTAGCGTTATCCCACAAATTGATGAAGTAGATTCTTTTCAGCTTATAGAAATAACAAACGTGGATAATGATTCCGTTGAAACAATAAAATATAATATACAGTAAAATAAAAGACTAAATTTGTATTATGGCAAACGCAGTAAACGGAAAAAATGTGATGCTTTATTGGCATAGAACAGATGTTGACCCAGAGGTTGATGTTGCTTTCGCTTGTAGTACAAATTGTTCTTTTAATGTAAGCGTAGAACAAAAAGAAATAACATCTTATGCTTCAGCTTGGTTTAGAGAATATAAAAATGATGTGGCTACTTGGAGTGTAACTTGTGATGGATTAATTATTTTAAGTGGATTTTCTTATTTGTTTATGTTAGAAAAGCAGTTAGCAAGAGAACCAATTGAGATTAAGTTTGTAGTGGATAACGGAGTTGATGGTTTAACAATTATTAACGGAACTTGTAATATATCAAGTTTAGCAATAAATGCTCCTGTTAGAGATGTGTCTACCTATAACGTAAGCCTACAAGGTACTGGAGCATACAATACAACAGGAACGGAGGTTGACCCAAGCGGTGTAATTATAGTAGGTGCAAATCCTGTTAGAACAAAAGGTTACACGGCAAGTGGTGGCGAAACATCAATTACTTTTGCTGACACGATTGGTTATGCTTGTCTTTACGTTTCAAGAGGTGGTGTGGATGCACAAAACATTTTAACAACAGGAGTTCCAACAGGTGATGATGTTAAGTTTACAACTTCAACAGGAGTTATTACTTTTGGTCGACCTTTAGCAGCTGGGGAATATATTAGAGGATTATTTCAATAAAATATTATGAGTCAATTACAAGTAACAGGAGAAGCGAAAATAAGGGACATACAAGGTCCAGTAGTGGCTAATAGTGGTGTAATAACCGCTTTAGATGGTGCTGCTTCTCAATATGTACGAGGAGATGGTACATTAGCTGACTTTCCAACATCATCAGGTGGCGGTAGTTCGGTATCTTACTATCTTAACTCAAGTGTTTCACAAGGTACAATAGGTGGGGTAGCTTATAGAGAATTAAGTAAAGAGCCAATCATAGGTGCTGGAACTGACATTGCTATTTCAACAACAGGATATGTGGCAAGTTATTTAACGGATGCTAACGACCCTGATGTATTATCAATTCCTGGCGGTAACTTTAATTGTGAATTCTATTTTAGTGTTAGTAACGATACAGGCAATCCTTTTTTCTATGCAGAACTTTATAAGTACGATGGCACAACTTTTACCTTATTAGGCTCAAGCGTTGGTGTTCCTGAATATATTAATCAAGGAACTATAATAGCACCTTACTATTTTGCTATTCCTGTCGCTACTGCTGCTTTAGCTTTAACGGATAGATTGGCAATTAGAATCTATGTAAACGTAGATGGTAGAACAGTTACTTTACATACCGAGAATGGTCATTTGTGTCAAGTAGTAACTACCCTATCTAAGGGGATGGTTTCTTTAAATAACTTAACAGACCAATCACAGTTCTTAACCACAGGAACAAGCGGTACTGACTTTACTATCGCTTCAACTGGTGATACACATACTTTTAACCTACCTATTGCTTCGGCTACAAATACAGGTAAGTTAAGTTCAACGGATTGGACAACTTTCAATAATAAGCAGAATGCTTTAACTAACCCTGTAACAGGTACAGGTACAACTAACTACCTACCTAAGTTTACAGGTGCTTCTACAATAGGTAATAGTAATATTACGGATGATGGTTCTTTGATTACTTT